TCCGCACACCTTTACTCCATTTGAAGAAAGAAATATTTAGGAAGGGTTTTGATGAATGGCATCCTAAATTCGCAGTTAGGTGTGAAACATGTGGTATTAATTTTAGGAGTAGAGAGGAGGCTAAAGGCCATGAAGGCCACAAACTAGTTGAGCCAGATATATCACAAATTCAGAGATTTGATGATAAATGGCGGAACAGATGTAACATTTTTGGTCAATCATTAGAATCAGTATTATTGGAACTTTGTGATGACCTCAATATCGTAGATGATTTATGGCTGCATCTTAATAAACAGTATACACGCGTCAATAATAAAACATATTCTAAAGTCGTGGAGATAAGAAGAATACATCCAGCATTAATGGAATTTGATTTAGATAAAAATGGGCTACCCAAAAATTCACACTGGCTTTGTAGATTCCATAGAGATATAGTACAAACTAAGCCTGGTACATGTAGTGTTCCTGGTTGTGGTGCTGAGTTAGAACCTGCTATGTATGTGTATAACCATCGGGGTGGAAGAGTTTACTTATTTGAGGATGAAATAATTCACGAGAGTAAATTTTCCCCTAGTATTACGTATGGTTATTCACCTATCCTTACTATCATGCAGAAGGTTTTGACTATATCTGGAATGGATAGGTTTCTGTATAGATACTTCTTTGAAAGAAAAACACCTACACAAATGATTTTAACTAATACAGATGATCCACAATCTTTGGAATTGGAGAGGTCTCGGATGGAGTCTAAGATGATGGAAGATCCGACTTACACTCCGTATTTAAGGATACGTGAAGAAATTAGAGATAGGGTTGCTGGCATATACGGAGTGCCTCAAATGTATTACAATGTAATGGAAGGTATAGGAGGAATATCGGGGCAGTCTGTTACTGGGGATACCCCATTATATGTGCGGTATGATAAAAAATATATTGACATTCTTCCAATATCTTGTTTACAAGGTCAAAAAGTTAATGGAGAAAAATGGAGATCAAGAGATCTTAAACGTCTAGAAGTTTGGACAAAGTCGGGATGGTCAGAAGTAAAAGGATTTTATAAACATATGAATTTAGCTCCAATAAAGGTAGTTGAAGCATATGACGGTGTTGTAAAATTAACGGGTGATCATTCAATTATGTGTGATGGAGAGGTCTGGAAAAGCACTAATTCATTACAACCCGGTGATATTATAGTAACAAATATTTTTAATGAAAAGCAATCTTTTGATAATATTTCTAAGGATTTTGCTTGGGCTTTAGGTTTTTGGTGTGCTGAAGGTAGTTCTAATCAAAACTTTGCTAGTACTGGTGTATCTAATATTAATAGGAAATTACTTGATAAATGGTCTAAAATAATTAGTGATCAGTATTTTGTGGATTGTAAAGTTAATTTTGATTTAGAGGATGGCGGAAAGTTGTGTGGAGCTGAGGTTCAAGGTAAATGGATAAATCAAGATATTTTAAGGCGTTGTACTATAGGTAAAAATATTGCATATGGACAGAATTTACCCAGAAAACTATATTCATTTAAAAAGGTTCCTATTGAAGTTTTAAATGGAACAAATGAAGTAAAAGAGTCTTTCTTAGAAGGTTATTGGGAAGGAGATGGAAGTGGAAGCATCGAACAAGGAGGTTTTAAGACAATAGATTCTGTTTTAGCAGCAGGCCTTTTATATCTCATCCGAAGTCTGGGGAACATTGTAAAAATTAGTTTTAACTTAGGAACTATTAATCAAAATAATGATGTGTATCGAGGTTCAATATTAAAGAATTTTGATAAATATTATATTAATAAGAAATCAAATGAGATTAAAAAAATAACTGACTGGACAAAAGAAAAAGAACTTGTATTTGATATTGAAACCGAAGATCATACTTTCGTAACTGCTTTAGGCGATTTTGTTCTTCATAACACACAGCAGCTTAAAATGATGTCTAATGTAGTTGCTTCTGATCAACGGATGTATAATGAGCGTATAATTCCAACTATCTTGAAAGCGTTAGGTGTAACTGATTGGGAGATAATTCTTAGAGCTCCAGAAGAAAAAGTTGAAGGTCAAACTCTTCAGTTAGCTCAACAGAAGGTTTCTGTTGCTACTCAGATGAGGCAAATGGGATTTGACATAAAATTAAAGCCAGGTGCTACAGATATTGAAACATTAGATTTCACTTTTGAAGGCAAAGCATCAAATATTGCTGAGCAATTTGGAATGCCTGGTGCTGGTGGGATGCCTGTTGGAACCACTCCAGGAATGCCGGTTGGAGGTAATGGAGAGAGCCCATTCCCTGAAGAAGCTGAAACACCTAAAACTGAAGGAGAAGAATTTACGCCAAGAGAGCATCGATTGGAAAATGAACCATATAATGAGCCATCACCGAAAGAGTCTGAAGAAGAGGAAGATGACAGCTTTGAAGAAGGTGTGTACAATCACTAATAATTGAATAGGAGGAAAAGTTAAGAATGGAAGCAATCCCGTCAGGAGTCGATTTCAATAAACTTACTAAAGGAGAGATACTTTGGTTATACTCCCATAGATGTAAGCACAAGCATAGATTTACAGAACACCCACTTTGCTTTTTAGAAGAGTATAAAGATAGACTCTCACAATTAGAAAGAGTTGGCTTTTTAGATATTGAAGCTACAAATTTGCAAGGTGATTTTGGTTATTGCTTATGCTATTCAATAAAAGAGCTCGGTGGAGGAATAAGACATCGCAGTGTTACACCAGAGGAGATAAGAAGTTATAAATTTGATAAAGGAGTAATGAAGCAGTTCCTTTCAGACATTCAAGATTTTGATAGGTTGATAGGATATTATTCAAAGGATTATAGGTTTGATGTTCCATTCCTTAGAACTAGAGCCCTAAGATGGGATTTAGATTTCCCTGGTTGGAAAGAGTACTTATTCACAGATGTATATGATATGGTTAAAGCTAAACTTAGACTGCATAGGAATAGATTGGAGACTGCTTGTCTATTACTGGGTATCCCGGCTAAGCAGCACAGACTTGATCCTGAAATATGGCAAAAAGCTCAAGCTGGTTGCAGTGACTCTTTAAACTGGATACAGAAGCATTGTGATGAAGATGTACTCTCACTTGAGGCCGTTTACAATAGACTAAACAAATTTACTGGTTCTAAAAAAGCCAGTATATAAAGGAGGAATTATGACATTCAACGGTTCATTAGCAAATACAGCATTAACAGTTGATAAAAGTATTAATCTTGATTTATCAGCATCCAATATCGCTGCAGGAATAGTATCAAGTGGTACTATATCGAGTAGCGCTATTTGGAATAATTACTATCAAGCCGCTAGATCATCAACTGAAGTGACTGAAGAGAACAATGATGAGCTATTCAAGCAGATTGTTTCGTTACTCGGATTAAAAATCATAAATGTAATTATTAAAGATGGAGTAGTAAAGTTAGTCTGCAGGAGGAATAGGAAGTTATTTACTATCGAAGTCTCTAGTTATTGTGTAGTTATTAAAAATAAAGATATTGAGATTGCGCGCATTATTTTGTCATCTAGTGGTGATCTGTACGAGCCTAATATTGCTCCATTTTCTCCATCTCCTTTTACTCAACCTATTCAGCCGAATACTCCAATATACACCTTTCCAGACATATCTACTCCATGGACTGATAATACTTGCGAGGATGATGGGACTTGGTTTAATACTCATAGTAATAGGGATTCTAGTACAGTATACATTGGGTCTAAGTAATAATGGCTAGGTCACATAAAGATATAATAAAAGAAGCTGTTCGTCAAGCTATAGTCGAAACAGTTGACAGAGCATTTTTTACAAGTCAATTTGTAGTTCCAGTTAGAACTGGATATTTGAAAAGTACCGGTAAAGTTTTTCATGAGATCGATGTAAGCACGATCAATTATCACGCACCATATTCATGTATTTTTCCAATTAAATTGAAAGGAGCAATGGGATACCCTTATGTCATAGGTTCTGAGGGTGAAAAAAGATCATTAGTGCATTTAAAAGAAGGAACTTTATTGAAGAATGGTTTTGGTAGAGATAATGAAGTTATTGCAATCGAAAAAAAGAAAGTTTATAAACCTAAATTATTTAAGATAACTACAGAGTCTGGCAAAGTAGTGATACTAACGGATAATCATCTTCTCCCAGTAATAAATAAAGGACTAATTAAAGTAGAAGATTTAGTTATTGGTGATGCAGTTTACACTGAGGAACCAATAAAGAAACTAATTAGTTGGAATAAAGGAAAAACTAAACACACTGATAATAGAGTTAAAGCATATGCTGATAAATTGGCTACTATAATTATTAGTGATGACACACGGAGAAAAATGAAAGAGAACCACTGGAGCACGAAACGTGAGCATTCGTTTAATTATTTAGGTGAAAAAAATGTTGAGTGTTTTTGGTGTAAAAAAGTATTTTCTAAACGGAGTAGTAAGGTTAAAGAAAATCAAAGGCAATTTTGTTCAAGGGAATGTGAGTTAGATTGGAGAAAATATAGATATTCTGGAAAGAGGAATCCTAGATATGGTGAATCGTGGCATCCATATTATACAGGTGGTGGATATAGAGCGGATATTGGTCATTATACAAGGAGCCGTTGGGAAGCTAATTTAGCTAGAATTTTACAACTCGAAGGAATTAAGTATTCTTATGAAGCTAGAAGATTTTTCTCGGATAATCATTCATACTGCCCTGATTTTTGGATACCAGGGAAAAATATTTATATTGAATTGGGAGTAACTGGAGTTAAGCAAAGAAACGGAAGTTTTCAAATACTCAAAGAAATTGTAGAGTCGAATCCAAGTTTAATAGGTAAATTATTTTTTATAGATGAACATAGCTATCAGGAATTGGAAATGCTGTATAAGGATAGGATACCAACATGGGAATCGAAAAAATAGTTAAGATTGAAGAATTTAAACCTAAACGTGATTCAGTAACAGTGTGGAATATTCAAGTTTCTGGCGGTGATACATTTATTTATAATGGCATCGTGATACACAATTCAATAGTCGAGCGTGGATGGAATGGAGGTATCGTTTGGATTGATTCATACACACGAAAGGATGGAGTTTTCGTAAGAGGGCATAATTCAAATCAACCTCGCAGAGAAGGAAAGCATTATATCGAGAATCCTTTAAGGACTTATTTTGGTAAAAATTCAGGCGGGATATTTACATTTAGAGAAGCTGTACTCAAGTACTTGAGAAATCACTATAAAAACGTGGTCGTTGTTTAATAATAAGTTGGCGAAAGAATATAATAGAGCAAAGGAGGCGTTGAAGAATGGAGACTAAGGACCTTTTCCTTCATTTACAGAATAGACTTTTGGAGTTAATCGCATTGCCGATTCCGGAGGACAAATTTAAGTCCGTCGAGAATTTGGTATATAGGTATACATCCGAATTGAAAGAGAAGATAGGTAAAGCAAAAAGCAATGATGAAATAGTTCTTGAGTTCAAGCACTATGTGAAGAATATCCTATCTATTGTAGAGACTTTAATCTCTGGTGAGCAATATAAAGCTTTAAAGAGATTGCTTCAGAATGAAATCTATGCTTGCGCAGATATACTGATAGAAGAGAAGGAAAAAAAGAAATAATTTTTAATATTGCAAATAGTATAGATTATAATTATCATGGACACTATGGAAGATTTAACATTTAGGATAAATGAATTTATCGAAAAACAACAATCAAGAGGGCTAATTCCTAAGAAAATTCAGGAATTAGTTCATCGCAGTGGAAAATCATTTGTCCGAACTAGAACAGTTTTTGTAAAACCAGAAGAATTTGGTATCAAATTGACGCATGATAAGACAATAGATGAATTTGAGAATATTTATGATACTCTCAGGTATATTAGAATGTATGGAGCTAGAAAATCTGATATACCAGAATATGATACGAAGAATAGACTATCTCAATCGTTAGAGAGAATAAAAAACTTTAAAGGGTATCATTGGGATGAGATTAGAAATGCGCTGAATGGGATGATTAAAGGTATTTCTATGAAAAGAAGTAATGATGAGATTAAACAGATGGGTGATAAAATAGTACCGATCATGGATCATGAAGCGGAACAAATAGCAAAGATAAAAGGTGTTCAGCCGCCAACTGATAGTTGGTACAGTGAAAAAAGTAGATATGGTTGGATAAAGAGGAGGTAGTATATGGATTTGATTTCTAAGAGGAAACATACACCAATAGTCTCAGAGAAGCAGAGAGGACTCTTTGGTGCTGAAATAGCCCGTAAGAAAAAAGGATTAAAAGGGAGGACTGGCATGTCAGAAGAGACTTTAGCTGAGCATTTACACGAGGCGGCTGGCAAGGAATTGCCACCTGTAGCAAAGTGTGATACTCCTGGTAGGAAGATAAGGAGTAAGGGCAAAGGTAGAGGTTTAGCACATGGGCAAGGAGAAGGCCCTATTGGTATTCCTATCCATGAGAAGCTAAATGATTATATTGAAAGGAAGTCTTTATCGCTTAGATTAGATGATGTGATAGAAAAAGCAGCTAAGTTAGGATCTGGTGCTAGGTTTGAAGCATTAAAGAGCAAGTTGAGTGGTAAAAAAGGAGTATATAATCCAGCCGGATTAGCTGCTCATATTGGTCGTAAGAAGTATGGTAAAGAGAAGATGGCTGAGATGTCCGCCAGTGGTAGAAAAAAGAAATGAATCTCATTGAACGAATAAATGACTTTATTCAAAAGCAACATAAGGTATATCTGGAGCCTGGTCAAAAACCACCTAAAGGTTTACATCTCCAAAGAGGGAGGCGAGGAGGTTCATTTTATGTAGCTAGAACTAGAATGAAGAGTAAACCTAAACCTAAAGCTAAATCAACACCAACACTCACTCAGAAGATTGCACATAAGACAGAAGGTAAACTCAAAGAACCCACATTTAAGATGCCTAGAATTCTTTATAAGAGAATTATTGATGGAAAAGTATATGCTAAGATTGGTTCTTTCAGAGATTTAACAGTAGCTAAAAAGAAATCAAAGAGTCTAATGAATAAAAAGGAACAACCTCGTATATTGAAAGAGACAAAAAAGGATAGTAAAGGTAAAGAGTACATAACATATACAGTGTATAAACTTAATAAAGGTGAATTGCCGCCTCACGGGCATGAAACCCCAACGTATGGATCTAATGTCAAAGACATTATAGCTAGGTATAAGAAACTAGCTGGAGCGTCGAAGAAACGTGCCATAGAAAAAGTTAATCCTGAATATTTGAAGGCGGCTATTAAAGCAGTTAGTAGATTGTATAATGTTAGTGGAGATAAAAGTAAGAGTATGGCAAAAGAAGCTCTCTCAAAGTTAGGAGAAAAGGCTACCTCTCCGACAGTTGTATATAATATGATAATGGAGAGACGGTATGGTCGAAATTGGCGTGAGGAATTTCCTGAATATGTGAAGAAGAATTGATATGGATAAGAATTTAGTTAATAGGATAAATAATTTTATACAAAAGAAGCTTATAAATCCGGATTGGGGTAAAATCTATGGTGGAGAAGATGAAAGGTATAGAAAACTTATTGCTCAACTTCCTAAAGCACCTAAAGCCCCAATAGTCCCGAAGTTACCAAAAGCTTCTAGAGTACCTAGACCAAAACAAACAAAAAAGTTGAGTTATAAATAGGAGGTGATGATAAATGGCAAATTATCCAAGAGCTAAGGATGTTCCTAAAGCTAAAAGGGTAAGTATGAAAAATCCGAACAAGGCGAAAGCTAATTCTAAAGCTTTCGATCCTAAAGCTGTGAAAAAGTCGGTCGATAGTTTGATTAAACAATTAGAAGATCCAGATGTTAGGAAAAGACTACTCTCAGAGCCGTCTAAGCCTAAAGCTGTGAAAAAGTCAGTCGCTAGCGCATTTTTTGGTCCTCCTCCGCAAGAATTCAAAGTTAAAATTGGTGGAGCACCTTCTTCAGCTTCAAAAAAGGCTGCGCCAACCTCTATGAGTCAAAAAGCGATACCTGCTCTTCCGGCGTTATTGGCAAGTGGTGTTGAAGTCGATGTTAAAGGACCTGAGTACGGAAAGTATGGTAAATCTGCTCCCGGACAGCCTGTTAAAAAGGGTGCTGGTGGTTTATTGGGTGCCGGAGCTGGCGGAGCATTAGGGTCTTTTGGAGGACCTGTCACAGGTGCTTTAGGTGCATTAGCTGGTGGAGCTCTCGGTGGCGAAGTGGAGAAGAAAAGCAAAGTTAAAGTCAAAAAGGGTATAGGTGGTTTATTAGGTGCAGGAATCGGTGGAGCGTTAGGATCATTTGGAGGGCCCGTTACAGGTGGATTAGGTGCTCTAGCAGGTAGTGCACTTGGTGGCGAATTTGGTAAGGGTGAAGAGAAAGAAGAAACAGAGGAAGAAAAAGAAGCTCGTAAAGACTACTTGAAGACTAAATCACAAGCTTCATTGAGAGTTGAAAAAGCTATTCATTACTTACAAGGATATGTACCAATGAGTGATGAATCTGTTATGAAATCCTTCCATGGCCAGATTCCTGACATGATGAAAGAAGTAGAATTGAGGCCTCCGCAAAGTTGGTGGAATATCTCTATTGTTAAAGCGACCGAATTTGGAAGCGCAGATCCAGTAAAATATAGTTTGGATTTATGGTATAATATACCAGACGTGAATAAAGCTGTAGCAGAAGATATAGATAGTAAATACTCTCCGGAGAAAAAAGATGAGGGTGAGAAAGAAGCTATAAGTGATGGTTCGCGTTCAGATACTAAAGATCTAAAGCCTAGTAAGACAACTGTAACAAATTAAAGGAGTTGGGAAGAGATAGCATGGAACAGACTCTATCCCAAGGTTTTGCTAAAGGGCAGTGGCAGGCAAGAACACCAGGTAAAATTCCTGTTAAAGTCACATACATAGTAAGAGAGAAGCATCGCCATAAAGGCGGGGTTGCTAGAAAGCCATATAAAGTAAATAGGATTCATTGGGTTTTGCCTGAAGAGGCCTTTTCACGTCACTATGAAATAGACTTTGAGGAAGTTGATAGAAATCATGTAGAGCTTCCTGATCCAAAGAACTTAAGTAGATTACACAGCCATTATGGAGCAGAAGAATTGCATCCTGTGGCATATGAGCAT